CCGGCGCAGCTTGTCCATGGCCTGCGTTGTAAATGACTTCAGTGCGCTGATCTCAGACTTTGAGAACGTCGCGTCAAGCTCACCCAGCTCCACGATCCAGTAGGACAGGGCGATGAAGATCGAGTCCTTCGATCTCATGTCCAAGGTGTGGCCTGTCAGCACCGCGTCAAGGTGGGCCGGCGCCAGCCTCTGGAACCAAGTTGTCTTGCCAATGTTCTGCGGGCCAACAAAGGTCAGGATGCCTTGGCCGGCAATGCCGTCAGGGCTAAACGCTGCAGCCACCGCTTGGATGAGCCACTTGCGCATGAGCTTGCGCTTCATCGCCTCACCGCCGGCCGGCACCCGCACAGTGGCATAAAAATCGTCGAGCCGCGACACACCGTCCCACCCCGCGCTGTCAATCCACGCCGCCACAGGGTTGTATTGGTTCTTGTCTGCAAGGGTGATCAGGAATTGAGCAACGTGCTTGGTCGACATGCGCACCTTCTCACACTCGGACAGGACGTGCGAGATCGCCGCGTTGTCTCTGTTGTCTCTGGTAAAGGCGCTGCCGGGGATGAGCAGCTCGATTGCCTTCTTGATCACGTTGTACCTGACCGAGTACTCCAGCTTGTCCATCAGCACGTAAAAGTTATCCAGAGTGCACAGTGGGTAGCCGTCGTCGTTCAGGTTGACGAAGCCGCCAGAGACCTTCACCCGAGCACGGACCCAGCCGCGCACAGTGGACAGGGGCAGCTTCGTGCCGAGGTCCTTAACCTTTGACTGGATCGCGACTGCGATCTGTTCTCGCTCCACGTCCGACACTTCGGCAGTGTGTGCGATACCGGCAGCGATCTTCTCTTGCAAGTCCCTTATTTCAGTGCACTTCTCGACCATGTCCATCACCGCAGCCATGGCCGCATCGCGCTTATCCAGCGCCCGCACACTGCGCTTGTCTTTGGTCATGTGCAGCAGAGACGCCAGCGTCACCGCGCCACGTCCAGTCGCGCGCTGCTGGCTGAAAGACTCCCACTTCTCGCCGCAGTATCCGGACACCCACTTGCCAGAGGTCGCGCTCCAGTTGTCCCAAGCGTCGAGCCACTCAGGGTCGCCGCCGCTTTGATGGTGCAGTGCAGCACCGACACGCAGCCAGTCAGCGTAGCCGCAGTCGGGGTCAAGGTGCACAAGCACTTCGTCGATCACGCGGTCAAGCTCCCAGCCGTCAAGGGCGAACTTCAGGTTGGCGAATCCGTCTTCGTCGTCGGCGCCCCCACTGCTGAGCGCCTCGCCCCACACCTTCTCGACCATCCAGCTCAGGTCCTGCGGCAGCATTGGCAGCGACGCGTGACCGTTCAAAGCATGGCCAGTCACTGTGAAATACCGGCCGTCTTTGTACAGCTCAACGCCGGCTTCTTTTTTAGTCCGACTCCCGTCAAGGTTTGTCTGTGTGAAAATCTTCAGGCCAGTGCCAGAAGGCGACACTTCCGCGTAGCCCTCGACCCTGTCAAGGGTCTCTTGGGCCAGATCCGACAAAGCCCCACTCTTCGGGTCACGGCAGTCGTCTAGGTCAATACCATGCAGTGTGCCGCCAAGCACAATGCCGATGCCGTCGTAATCGCCAAGCAGGTATTCGTCTACGGCCGCACCAAACGAAGCCCATGTGGCCGCATCGGTCGAGCTGCCTGCACCGCCCTTGGCTGAGAGCGGCATCTTGGCCCAGACCTTCTCTCCGTTGGGCTTGCTTCGCTGCACGTTCTTCCAAAGGACCCAGCGGTCCAGTGCTTGCAGGTCTTGGGGTATGTTGTCCAAGCTGAGCTTGAGCACTTCGGGGCGTGTCATGCTTCCCCCTTAATGCCGTGGACGGCTTCAATAACCTTAGCAAAATTTAAGGTGTCTTCCTGCGGCGAAATTCCAATACACGATACCTTTGCAATGTTCATGATCTCCTCATCCGTCAGCGGCTTGCGTTCTACTCTGTCCACATTCCTGTCATGTTGTTCAGCCGTGACCCATTCACTTGTACAGAACGGGCAAACGGTTTTCTCAAACGCCACAGGCTCCTGCTCTGGGGTGGTGTAGGTGTACTGCTGTGTGTAGAGCTTGTGCTTGCCGACTGGTAGCGAGAGATATTCCAGCCGCCAATCCTTACCAAACACTTCAATGATTGCCCCACACTTAGGCTCTTGCTCTGGCTGTGCCAAGGCTTCTTTGATGGCGGTGATGGCATCTCGGCATTGAACCACCTCATACAAGCCTCCTGCAATAGACGCATCCAGAACTTTCGGGGCATCATCTAAAACTCCCTCCAACGCCTCCAGCGCCAGCTTCAATGCTTCGTCTTTAGTCATGGCCGATCACCCCGCTGCATGATGAACGTGGGGCTTGTCGCTTGCAGCATCGCTTTGCGCAAGCCGTTGTAGCTGTCGGACTGAATTAGCGCTGCGATCACAACGCCTTGTTGGTCTTCGGTGATGCCTATCTCATCCACTGCTTCCACGCAATCGACAAGAAGGTCTTTGAAATACTCGGCTCGAGAATTCATATCGTCTCCTAAATACAACACCGGCATCCGGCCGGCTCGGTTTAATTCGGCATGTCGCTGATAGGCAACATGTGCAGGAGCGCCCGCTGTACCTGTGTGTGAAAAGCGTTGACCGCTTCATCATCACAAGACACAAACATGCGCACACCTTCCTCTTCCACATCAAACACCAACTCCGCCCCCTCAGCAATCGCACGCATCGCTTGAAGGGACAAGGCTAATCTAAGTTCTATCACCGGCGCCCCTTGAGGGCGTCCCAATCAATGTCAGGCCTCATGTCTTCAGCACGCAGGCCAAGTCGCAGCAGTCGTGAGATGCGTACCAACTCTGGTACGCGCGCCATTGGTATGCGATCTTTGCTGGCCCACAGTGACACGGCTTGAGAGCGTATGCCAAGGTAATGGGACAGGTTAACGGGGCCGCCAAAGCGGCTAATGATTTCACTTGTAGTCATGGGCTGCCATGATAGCGTTGTTTACATGTAACATGCAATAAATTTATTTTTTACAAAAGCAATGAAAGCAGTGCTATCATCACGTTTCTAAACCAACCTAAAGGACTAAACCATGAATGACATCTACCAAGGGTTCTTGAGCTTATTCAAGACGCCCACTTCTGTAGAGCTTGCTGCGCGCGAGCTTGAAGAAGCCCGACGCGAACTACTCAGGGCTCAGAGCACGGCCGAGTACGCAATCCGAATCTCAGCATATCATCTTGATCGCATCAAGCGCTTATCCGCTTACCTTGTCGAAGCCAACAAGATCGACGATTCCAACACCGCAACTTAACAAGGATTTGAAATGATCACGATTACTTTTAACCCACAAACCCCGGAGCAAGTTCAGATCTTAGCTTGGGCCATGACCAAGCTCTTAGAGTCAACAGCCGATGAGCCAGTGGCCAAAGAAGAGGCGCCAGCCAAGAAGCCAAAGGCAGCTAAAGCCGCGCCCACCCCCACCCCTGAGCCAACCCCTACCCCAGCCATCACTCTTGAGGAAGTGCGCGCTAAGCTGGTGGCCTACAAAGAAAAAGGCAAGCCACTCAAAGATCTGTTTGAGACTGTTGGCTGTGCCAACTTGAGCGGCGTGCCGCCCGAGCGATACGCTGAGTTGCTGGGCAACATGGAGGCAGCGTAACATGAGCGAGTGCCAACATCGCTGGGAGCCCGTTGAGGGTCAACCAATGTACAAATGCGCTAGGTGCAATGCTTTTATGAGAATAATCACATGAGCTACATCATCGCCTCGCTGCCACCAATCAAGTGCTTTGTAAAGCGCGAGTTTTTGTACAACGAGCACAAGGGTCACGGCGAGCTGGAGCCGGCCATCTGGGTCAGCCTCAAAGCCTTGCGTGGACAAGTGTTCCGCATTGAATCGCTGCTGCCCAACTACGGCGCGCTGTACGACAAGCTCCCGATACATGCGTATGTCTGGCATGCGGATGCCGGCAACCTGCCGATTGACACCTTGCAGTTGTGGGATTGCATGGGCTATCGATTCACAATCGTTGAGAAGATTGGCCTGCGCAATTTGGGTGTGAAGTTCTTGGG